AAAGGCTCCGAATATAAGCAAGGTCTGAATGATCTCTTTTACTACAAAGCCACTTTAAATGAATGGAACAAGGCCAGCAATCAAAAGCAGATTGGCAAGCAATGGGCCGAAAAGCAAACTAGATACACCGAAAGTGATGGGCGGTTATTACATCTATTAAAGACGACAGGGCCATTAACCGCACTGCAAATAACGCAAATGCTGAACATGAGCGTATCAGGTGGGAAGTCATTTGTTGGGCGTTTAAACCAGCTAGGGCTTGTTGAGAAAAAAGGGTTATTTAAAGGTAACGCTGGCAACGGCAGATCACCTGTTATCTGGGGGCTAGTCGCATGAAGGATTATTTAGCTAAACCAAAGCCTGTTAGCCCGTATCAAGAGTTGATTGGCGATTACAACGGCCCAATTACCCAGGCTGGCTGGGGTGAGGTGGGCGGCATACCCACAATCATGAAGCAACAAATGAACCCATCAGCTAGAAAAATTGCATCAAGACAATTCAATCAACGGAGAACCTCATGAAAGCAACTAGCAAGAAAGCATTTGCATCTGTACAGGATGAAGCAGTCAGGCAGCGCATCAAGATGAAGCAGTTTGTTGAAGACCATGCTAATCATACAAGCAATGAGCTAGGTGACTTATCAGACGAATTTGATCGCTACCAGTTTGCTAGACGATTACCTGAGTTAAGAGACAAAGGGAAGCTAATAAACCCTCACACGCGATTCTGTGAAGTGTCAGGTAGGGAAGCGATGACCTGGGCTGTTGCAGTATGAGCGATAAGGTCATATTTCAAGTAACAAGTGCAAATGTATCTGGATTACTGGTTGAAATTTGTTCACTGATTAACAGGGGTCTTTTCAAGGGTGTTGTCGAAGTTGTGTTACAACGCCCAGCGAGAAGCCTTAGCCAGAATCGGAAGATGTGGCCCATGCTCACTGACGTAACCAAGCAAGTTAACTGGTACGGAGAGAAGCTAGACACCGATGATTGGAAAGATATGTTCATGTCTAGCCTTAATAAGCAAAGGGCAGTGCCAGGTATCGATGGTGGATTTGTTGGGCTAAGTAAAAGAACAAGCAAGTTAGACAAGGAGGGGTTTGCCCAGTTGATTGAAGTGATCTATGCCTTTGGGTCAGAGCAGAACGTAGCCTGGTCAGAGCCATCACTACAAACCTACAGCAAATACAGGGAAGCAGCTTAATGGGAGCAATTAAACGCACTCCAGCTGACAAAGCCTTTAGTGACTGTATCAGATCAGCAGCCGAATGGACTTGTGAGAGGTGTCACACTTATTACGAGGAAGGTAGGCGTATGGGTCTGCACTGCTCTCACTATCACGGGCGTGGCAAGTGGGGCATTCGATTTTGTGTCGATAACGCAGAGTCACTTTGCTATGGGTGCCACTCTTACCTTGGTTCGCAGCCCAACCTCCACTCTGATCACAAGCTAGAGCTATTAGGGCAAGGTGCAATAGACATACTTAGAGAAAAATCAAATGACACCTCATTGGGTCGATTGGCTAAACGCGAAGTAAAGTTTATCGCCAAGCACTACCGAGAAGAATTTAAACGCATTTATCAGTTACGGCTTGATGGTGTAACAGGAAAGATTGAAATTAACAGTTGGAGTTAGAGATGACAGCAGCAAAGAGTACAGCAGTGAAGATCAAGGTTAAGCACGTTGGTCGATTTCCACTTCCCGTTTATGCAACAAATGGTTCCGCAGCTATGGATCTACACGCTGAAATAAGCCGAAGCCAGCATGTTATTCAAGGCGAGTCGGAGTTAATACCAACGGGCCTCTGGTTATCAATACCCAAAGGGTACTGCGCCAAGATTTATTCACGCTCTGGTCTAGCCAATAAGAAAGGCTTATGTGTTAGCTCAGGCGTAGGCGTAATTGATTCTGACTACCGAGGTCAGGTGTATGTGTCCCTAATTAACCTTAGCCCAGTGACTCGCTATGTAGAGCCTGGTGATCGCATTGCCCAAATAATGGTAGAAAAAATAGAAACCATTGCCTGGCAACCAGTGGATGAGTTAGACGAGACTGATCGTGGCATCGGAGGCTTTGGCTCTAGTGGCGAAAAGACGATCACATAACTATTTGCGAGAGCGTTATAACTGCTCACATGAAGAAATTATTACCCTGTTTTCTATGAGGGGTTACACCCTAAGAGAAACGGCTGAAGCTTTAGACATGAAGTATTCAACGCTAAAGACTCAAGCATGGAAGTTGGGTATTAACTTTAAGCCACTAACCGAAGTTGATCGCAGCCCAGCTCATATTATGTACCAGGGCAAGGAATATCTAATTAAAGACCTAGCATCAGAGCATGGTATGAAGATGAAAACCTTATCAGACCGCCTCAGATACGGCTGGACAGCAGAACAAGCTGTGACCACACCAGTACGAGATGGCAACTGGATCCATCGTGAAGGGACTGACAGAGAGCCTACGGGTACGGACATAACAAGCATTTGGCTACGAAAGGCGTGGAAGTTATGAATGAATCAGATCAAAGCGTTGTAGATGAAGGAGCATTACTAATCTGCTTACTGGTAACAATGATTACTGAGCTAGGCGATAGACCCCGTAATGAAGAAGATGATGAAATTATAGAGTCGGCAATGAACTGGGTAGAAGAGTGTACAGATGTTGTACAGATACTTTCTATGACTGAACACTAATCCCCAACAGTTGGAATAAGTAGGAGCAAGATAATGGCTGGAAATAATGGCAATGGCCGCAAGAAAGGCACACCCAACAAGAACACCCAAAGCATCATGGATAAGTTAGCAGAGCTTAACTGTGACCCGTTAAAGGGGATGACAATTATTGCTGAGAAGTCTATGGAAGCAGAAGACTATGCTATGGCGTTTCAATGCTTTAAAGAGCTAGGCCAGTATGTAGCGCCTAAGCGAAAGTCTATTGAAGTTAATACGCATGTGTCGTTTGAGCAAAGTTTACACGGCCTTACGGATGACGAGCTAGACGCAACGCTAAAGGGTTACAACCTTGATTCAACAAGAATATAGCCGAGTCGAGTTAATCTTATTAGCTGAAGAGCGAATCAGGCGAAGCAAGGTGTACCGATACCGGGAGATCTTCCCTGACCTGTACAAGTTCCAGGCAGACACAGTGCGGTTTACTAAGAATAAGACTGCAGTATTACTGTGCGCGGCTAACCGAATAGGCAAGACCTACCTCGGCACATACATTGACGCTGTTCACCTCATGGGTGATTACCCTGACGAGTGGGATGGTCACAAATTTGAACACGCACCGACTTGCTGGCTGCTAGGGTACTCAGGGGAGAAGACCAGGGACTTATTACAGACCGCATTGTTTGGCAGGTTGGAGGATCGAACATTCTTAGGTGGTCTAATACCTGCTGACCTGATTGTTGATTACGTTTCGATGACAGGCACATCAGGGGCTATGCGTGAAGTGAGGGTAAAGCACACATCGGGCGGTGTATCGATCTGTCAGTTCTGGAGCTACACGCAGGGCCAACACGCGCTTATGGGTGACAGTGTTGATTGGTATCACATAGACGAAGAGCCCAAAGACCAAGCCATCTATCCACAGGTGGTGACAAGAACACTAACAGGCGACCAGGGCAAAGGCGGCAGAGGCATACTCACCTTTACGCCAGAGAATGGCCGCACTGAGACAGTGATTAGCTTTATGGATGATCCAGGTGAGGGCCAGGCATTTATACAAGCAGGCTGGGATGACGCACCACACCTATCAGAAGACGCTAAACGATTAATGCTGGATCAATACCCTGCCTACCAACGAGACATGAGATCCAAGGGCATACCGATGCTAGGTCATGGCAGGATTTATGACCTAGACGAAGACTCAATTAAATGCGATCCATTCAAAATACCTGATCATTGGTTTGTCATTAACGCGATGGACTTTGGCTGGGAACATCCTCAAGCCCACATTCAGCTTATTGAAGACCGGGAGAGTGGCACGTTCTACGTTACTCAGGCGTGGAAAGCGAGTCATGTAGCACCAGAGGTTGCATGGGCTACAGTAAAGCCTTGGGCATTGGGAGTGCCAACGTCATGGCCTTTGGATGGATTGCAGACCGAGAAGAATGGCACAGCGAACCAGCAAAAAGATTACTACATCGATGCTGGTTTTGACATGTTGCATAAACACGCCTCATGGCCTGATGGCACTAATGGTGTTGAAGCTGGCTTGTATGAGATCAGAGACTTGATGATCAAAGGTCGGTTCAAGGCTGATCGTAACCTGCGTGACTTCTTCAATGAGTTCAATCAATACCACCGCAACGACAAGGGCAAGATCAGCAAGACAATGGATGACCTACTGGATGCGCTGCGCTATGCCTACATGATGCGTAGGTACTCAATACCTTGGGGTGAGCGCAACAGGCAATCGTCACCAGGCGTTATAGGTTCAATCTAATAACCGAGCAGAAGTATGTGAAATTATGAATATCATTAAACAAACTCCAGAAATGATTTTAGAGAACTGGAATTTTTTTGCTTACGCTATTGAGTCAACTGCGAGAAAAATAGGCGAGGCATATACGCCTTTACAGTTCTACGAGGTAATTGATTCGGGTGAGGCCACAGCATTCAATGTTTATGAAGCTGACGAGTTAAGAGGGTTGCTGGTTCTAACAGATCATAACGACAGGTACACAGGAAATTCTGTGCTACACGTTGATTTTGTTTATCTAACTGGGCCTAGCCTAATTGCCGAGCTAGAAGAAACAATTAACAGGATTGCTGAAGAAGCATCGTTTGATCAGATTGAGTTTAGAAGCCCAAGAAGGGGTTGGTTTAAATATTTAGATGCGGCTGGATTTAAAACCAGCGCCACATTTTATAAGGAGTTGTAATGGGCGGTTCAAGCGGTGGTACAAGCAGTGGTGGTAATGACAATGATAGCGGCAATGATGACAAGCCAGCTAAGAAAAAGAAAGTCACACCTAAAGTAAAAAAGAAAGTCACACCTGAGAAAAAAAAGGACAATGGCTCTGGCAAGTATTTTAAGACACCTAAAGCAGTAACCACGCCAGTAACTACGCCAAACAATAATAATGGAGGTGGTCATCCTGGCGCTACTGTTACGCCAAAAGCTACTGTTACGCCAAAAGCTACTGTTACGCC